ATGGAACTGCAATCAAATATCAAGCAGACTATCTTCAGCATATGCAAGACATATCCAAAGATACCTGTAGCATTTGTAATGGTAACAATATAGGCAATACAAAGAAGAAAGACTGCAAAAAATGTGATGGCACAGGAGAAACAGAGAGCTTTGATAAGAACGATCCATTTGATGTAGACAATGTTGAGAGATTTGCATTGTTCTGTATTGAGAGTGGAGGGTTTGAGATATGTTGAAATTAACAAAGCAATTAAAAGCTGATATAAGAAAACTAAAAAAAGATGACCTTGTTGTTTGTAGTGATTGTGGCTCAGAAAATGTAACTGAGAAAATGTGGGTAGATAGTAATAGTTTTATATCCATTGATGGGGAATGTTACTACAAATATATGGGAGAAATAGACGACAATCAGTATTGGTGTGAAGATTGCTATGATATGGCTCATTTAGTGCATATATCAGAATATAAAGGAGATAAGAATGATTAAAATAAGTGTAACAAAAATAGATGATAAAGGTAGAATAAATTTACCTGCTCACTTTTTAAAAGCTAATAATATTCAGAAAGGTTGTGAGGTTATTATTGAAGCTATTATTAACAATAGTGATGCAGTTAAGCTTAAATTTAAGGGGGTTGCAGATGCCAAATAGGAAAGCAAAAGAACGCAAAATGGAACGCAAACGCAAAAATCTTGAAATTAAGAAATGGAAACGACAACAGAAAAAACTGAGAAAGGAAAAAAATGAGAACAACACAAAAACAAGCTAATAGGTTGGAGCAATTAGATAAAAGTCAATTAGAAAAGATATTATTTAAACTGCTAAAACAACAAAAACACAGGAATATTACTGTAAAATTAATTGATGAAGAGTATAATTTTGCTTTGGGTGAAGCAACATTAAAATTAAAATAAAGGAGAAAAAATGAGTAGAGTATTTGGATACACACAGGACTTCTTAGATGAAATAGGATATAGTCTTGGATATGATGATAATAATCTTCCAGAGTTTAAAGATATTGAAATGGTGTGGAGATTTAACATATCTGTTTGGGAATATAATGGAATGACAGAAAAAGAGTTTTACACATCAGAAAGGGGATATTAATATGATTGGATGGTTTTCTGTAATTGTAATGGTATTATTGATAATTGAAGTATTTAACGAAAAAAGATAAACAGAAAGGATAAAAATGGATATAGATGATATTTTAAAGAACTTACAAATGGATGAAGGTAACCCAAATGGTATTTATTTGCGTGAAATTGCACTTTTAATGGAACAAATTGAATTTTTGAAGCTGGAGGTCGACCAACTAAAAAAAGAGCTTAAAATTAGCGAAAATAAAAATAGTGAAAAAAATAAATAAATAAATAACTAACAATATATGTATATGTTTTATTATATTTATAATACATAGAATATGCATAATAAAGGGGATAAATATATGAAAGACGATAAATCTTATTTAATTAATGGAATAGATAAAGATTTGTGGGTCAAGTTTAAAATTAAATGTTTAAAAGGAGACCACAAAAATGTAGCAGATTGTTTCAGATGGTTTATTAAACAATACTCAAGAGGAAAAATACAGTGATTGAAGTAAAAAGTCCTACTGATATTGAGGGGATATATAACCAATATCTTGATGAAAAACAAGAGCAAAACAGATTAGAAAGATATGAAGGTAATGAGCATTGGTATCACGCAAGTGGTGCAGGGTCTTGTTCAAGGAAATTATACTACGAATCTGTTGAGAAGTTAGAACCAACAATACAGTTTGATGAAAGAACAAAAAGGCTTTTAAGATTGGGTACTGCAATACACGATGACATACAAAATTCTCTTACGCGCGCGCACTTTAATAGAGATTATAATAGAGATAATATTAAGCTAACTGATAAAGAAAAAGAAATTAATAATAAAGAAAAAGATATTGATTTCAAAGTTGAAGGAGAAATAAGAATTGATGAATTAAATGTAAGAGGTTTTTATGATGTTGTTGCAAAACACAATGTCCCTGAGCAGAGAGTTTATTTGTATGATATTAAAACTTGTGGTGGTTGGTCTTGGAAAATGAAGTTTGGCAGAAATAAAACTTTAAATCCAAGCATTCACTATGAATTGCAGTTAGGCACTTATGGGTATGCCTTACAAAAAAAATTCGGTCAATTGGATGGTATGTTCCTTTATTACTACAATAAAGATGATTCACAGATGAGGGCTGTAGAAGTCCCTTTATCTTTTGTATCAAGAGCATATCTATTTTGGCGGAATATAAACGATGAACATAAACAAGGATTACCGAGTTTCAGAGTTGGAGTTTCACCTGTACAGAAATGGCAGTGTAACTATTGTCAATTTAGAGACATCTGTAATCCACCAAGATAGGAGAGTGAATATGAGTAACACAAAACAAAGCACATTCATGAAGCTCTACAAAACAGACGTAAGTAAATATATTGAGAAGAAGGGTCAATTTAATTACTTGTCTTGGGCTAATGCAGTATCAGAGCTTAAAAAAGCTTCACCTACTGCAAGATGGGGTGTAACAAAAGCGGAGGATGGTTCGCCATTCTTCAAAACAGATTGTGGTTATTTCGTAGATGTATGGGTTGAGGTTGATGGTGTATCACTATCACAGATTCATCCTGTGCTTGATAATCGTAATCAGTCAATAGAAAAACCAAATGCATTTCAAATTAATACGAGTTTGCAAAGAGCATTAGCAAAAGCAATAGCACTGCACGGATTAGGTTTATATATCTTTGCAGGTGAAGATTTGCCAGAGCCTGATGCTTTATCTTCAAAAGAAGCACAAGACTTATATGATTTAGCAAAACCTCTGGGTAAGAAGTTTGTTGATGATTTAAAAGTTAAAGCAACTAATATGAGTTTGAATGCACATAACTACGAGGCTGCTATAGAAAAAGTACAAAACATAATAAAAGAGAAAGGAAAATAACATGGCAGAAGTAAACGATATGTTCAATGAAATAACAAAAGAACAGAGCTTTTATGTAAAAGGTAGAAAGGCTAAGTTTGTACCATTTGCAAAAGGAGACTATTGGGGTCATATTACTGAGGTAGATTCTAAGGTTCTTGATGTTAAAGATGGACAATACAAAGCAAGGCTATATACATATACATTTGTAGCTTCAACTGAGAATAAAGATTTTGATTTTCAGTATGAAGATATTGATGGTAAAATGTTAACTACAAAAGGACATGTGTATATAGGTAAAAAATTCAAAGGTAAATTATGGAGGTTTTTAGAGCCTTCAAAGGATGATACTTTTGAATCTAATCCAACAGGTAATGCAGGATATTTAAGGTTCTGTGAAACTATCGGAGTTGAATGTCCAACTGAAACTAAAACAATAGATGGAGAAGATGTTGAGGTTCAGTTATTACCTGAGTTAAGCGCAGATATGATTCTTGGACAACCAGTTTGTGCTTTCGTGGACAAAGGAAGACCATTTAAAAATAAAGAAGGAGAGACCAAAGTTTATTGGGATGTCAAATTCTGTAAAAAATGGACTGGTGGAACTAAAAAAGAAATAAGTGCTAAAAGTGGTTCGGATTTACCCTTTTAATTAACGCTTATAACAGTGTGGGCGTACAGGCCAAAGTAATGTCAATTAGCTTAGAAATCTGTATGCCCATACGACTAACAATTGGATATAAATGGATAAAGAGATAAAAAAAAGAAGAGAATCTATAAGTCTTCTTGTAGATGTAGCTGAAAGTATGAATATGGATTATATTCAGTGCTTTGATAATGCTTTAAGTAAGAAAGAATGTTTAGAGTTTAGAAAAAAAATTAATAAATTTTTATCTGAAGGAAAAATGAAAAATGGACTTGTTGGTTTTAATGAGGAAAATATTTCACTTAAAACAAGTAAAGATATTAATATATATAAAAACTGTGGAGATGACTTAAATGATAATGATATTAGCGATATGTATGCTTCATTACATAATAAAATAGGTATCTGCATATATTCATATCTTTTAAACTGCGGAGTTTTAGGAAAAGGATTCATTGGTCTTAATGTTTATAATGTTAAGAATTTTATATCAGAGGATAAAATACCAGATATGCCTAAAAATTTTATTGTAGAAAGTATTAAACTTAGAAAATATGAAAAAAACAAAGATGGTTATCATATAATGCACTATGATAATGAAAATCACGTAGATAGAATATTGGCTGTTATTGTTTATTTAAATGATGTAAAATATGGAGGAGAAACTTCATTCCCTCTTTTAAAAAGAAATATAAAACCAAAAGCTGGAAGAATTGTTGTTTTCCCTTATTATTTTACTCATATGCATTATGGGAGAACATCAAATTCAGATAAATATAATATTATTTCACATATTATTGATGATAGAATTACATATAAATATAAACAAAAAAAGGAGAATGAAAATGGGTAGAGCAATAGATATGGAAAAAGATATTGATTCATTAAAACTACAAGTCGAAAAATTAGAAAATACTGTAAGAGGTATGGTATCTAAATTAGATGATTTAAGTGAAGATATGGATGAAATATATGAAGAATCAAGTAAAACAAAACATATAGATTTAGTCGAAGATGTTGGAGCAGATACAGAAGACAATAAAGGGGAAGTAGATGAAAAAGAAAAAGC